TTTACAATTCATTATATATATATATATATAATACTATAAATATTTAAATAATATTTATCTTAGAAAAAAAAATCAATTACTAATAAATTTGAAATTATTTAAAAAAAATAATTAATATATAAATAACAAACAACTCAAACAACTCAAACTAAACTCAAACTTAACTCAAACTAAACTCAAACTAAACTCAAACTTAATAAAAATGTCTCAATCTAAGGCTATGATGGCAAGTGAAATTGAAATGACTAAAGTCAAGTATTCTGATCTAAAGAATCTTGATAATGGAGCAAAGATTGCTTATGTTAATTATGGAGATGGAATTCAATCTATCTATCTTCAAACACCAGAACTTACTTTTCCATTTGATTGTATGTATTATCAGGAAAGTGAAGGGACTGGGAAGTTTAGTTGTAAGGTATCTCTAAAAACCGATGATAATCCAGAGATTGAATCTTTTGTAAAGAAAATGTCAGAATTTGATGAAAAAATTAAATCTGATGCTAAGAAAAATAGTATGACTTGGTTTAAGAAAAAGTCTATGTCAGATGAAGTGATTGATGACAAATATACACCAATTGTTCGCCATTATAAAGATCCCGATACAGGTGAATTTTCTGGAAAGTATCCAGCTCAAATGGGATTCAAGGTAGCAAAACGCAATGGTGTTTATCAATGTAAATTTTATGATGAGAGTAAGAGCAAGATTAATGTAGATTCACCTGATGATGAAGGTTTTCAAGATGTAACAAATCTACTTGGAAAAGGATCTTCTGCTAAAATGCTTCTACAATGTACTGGTCTTTGGTTTTCATCTGTTGGATTTGGAGCAACTTGGAAAGCAGTTCAGATGCTAGTTAAAGTACCAGAAACTCTAGAAGAATTTGCTTTTCGTGATGATGGAGAAGTAACATCTAGTACTGTAGAAGTAGATGAAACACAAGTTGAAGATAGTGATGATAGTGATGATAGTGATGGTGAATCTTCTGAAGAAGAAGAAGAAGATGAACCAGTTATGGTTACAAAAAAGAAAGGTGGAAGAAAGAGCTCTTCTAAGTAATTAAATAATAATAATAATAATAATAATAATAATAATAATAATAATAATAATATTTTTTTTGTTACACTATATGTAGTTTTACGTAGTGAAGTAAATAATAATTTATTATTATTAAACCATATACCACCAATCTTCAATTGATAAAAATTTATGAGAATAATTATAAATTCTATTACATTGCGAACAATTTATTCCATTGAAACAATTATATTTATATTTTTTATATGGAATTTCAGTGCAATGACGATGTGATATACAGTCAATATATTCTTCAACATCTAAATAATGTTTTTTATCTAATAAAGCGATTTTTATATTAGATGGTTTAATATCACGGAATATTATTATACTATTAAATAATCTATAACGATTACAAATAATTTCAATTTTTTCTAATTCTTTACCAATTTTATCTTCTATATTTGGAGAAATATATAATGAATAATGATTTCCATTATTTACAAGAGGTCTATATTCATCTATGTTAATTTTTCCATCAAATCGACTAATATATTTTTTAAATAATTGATCAAAATAATATTTTTTAATCCACCATTCTTTATTTTTTCTATTAGGTTGTGATATTTCCCAGTATTTATTTTTTTTATAATATTCTCCAATTAATTCAAGGATGTCATTATTTAGATAAAATACCATAATAATTTTTAATAATTTGAATAATATATATTCAAATTATATTTAAAAAATATTATAATAAAATATAATATAAATGTTAAATAAATATTTTATACCATGTGGTAGATATGTATGTAAATGTAAAAATAATTACAAAATAATTAGTAGTAGTGTTTATAGAAATTGTTATAAAGCATATGAAGATAATAAATTATTAGAAGAATTATGTAAAAAAAGAAATAACAAATTTAAAGATAAAAAAACTAAATAATAAAGTGTATGAAGAAATTTGTAAAATAAAAAATTAATTATAAATATTTTTTTATATCACGAATACTTTCCATTAAATTCACAATTGATCTTCTATCTTTAAATTTGTTATTTATTAATTTAATTAAATTTTTAATATTTTTAATATGATTTTTATTTATTTTTAATAATTCATTTAATCTTGTTATATTCCCATTAATATTTAAATCCATTGTATTTTCATTAATATTACTTGCACTTGTAATATATTGAATATTATTTATAATACCACCATATTCTCTTTCACAATTATTTTTTTCTAGTGTTAATTCTCTTAATAAATGTGTTTGTAAATAAAATAATAAAAAACAATGTTCTCTATTTGTATTATGAATTGTATCAATTATTTTAATATTATTATCAATTAAATTAAATTCAAAAATATGACCAACAAGTTCCATAATATAGTAAGCTAAATGAGAATCAATATTAGTATTTAAATATGATAAATTATTTCCATTACTTCTTCTATCTTCCAAATTTCTAAGAATATCAATCCACATAATATATATATATATATAAATAATATTATTTCTTTTGTATTTTAACTAATCTTGTTTATTTTGTTTTTTTGATATTTGAATATAAAAATTGTAAAGCACCAGGCGAAATAAAACCACCTCGTAATCTTAAAACTAAATGTAATGTTGATTCTTTTTGAATATTGTAATCAGATAATGTTCTACCATCTTCTAATTGTTTTCCAGCAAAAATAAGTCTTTGTTGGTCTGGTGGAATTCCTTCTTTATCTTGAACTTTTGCTTTAACATTTTCAATAGTATCAGAACCTTCAACCTCTAAAGTAATTGTTTTACCTGTAAGTGTTTTAACAAAAATTTGCATATTATAATAATATATATATATTTTTATTAATCTTTAAATTTAAATCAATAAATTTATTTTCTAAAATAATAGTATCAAATAGATGAAAACATATGTAGATAAAATAATGGAAAGAATAATTGAAAATACAGATACAACTACAAATTTAGGTATGATCATTGCTTCACCATCAATTGAACCGAATTATAAATATCATTGGATTAGAGATTCTGCTTTAGTAATGAGACCTATTATTGATATGTATATTAATACAAAAGATCCTAAATATTTTCAACATATTATAAATTATTTAGAAAATGAAACAAAAATTCAAAATTTAAAAACTAAATCTGGATTAGGTGAACCAAAGATAAATATTGATTGTACACCATATGATGAACCTTGGGGAAGACCTCAAAATGATGGTCCAGCTTTAAGAGGAATCATGTTATTTAAATTAATTAATACTTTTAAATATAAATATGATATAATTATTAAAAATATGATATTACCAATAATAAATAAAGATATTAAATATATTTTAGATAATTATAATAAAACTAGTTTTGATTTATGGGAAGAAAATAATGGTTGGCATTTTTATACTAGAATGGTTCAATTAAAATTTATTAAAGAAACAATAAAACATATTGATTTATTTGATTTAGATATTAAATTACTTGAACATTCATATAATCAATTATTGATTAATATTAAAGATCATATAAATGGTCAATCAATTATATCATCTTTTGATAAAGATGGAAATATAACAAAATATGAAGATGCAGCTAATTTATTAGCATTTACTCATATATCATATGATAGAGATATATTAATGGAAATTCCATTAAATTTAGTATTACATACTTGTGATAATTTAATATTATTTTTTAGAGAAAAATATAATAATTCAGAATTAAATTTAATTGGTAGATATAAAAATGATAAATATTATGATGGTCAAATATGGATAATATGTTCATTAGCATTAGCACAAATATTAATACAAACTTATCAATTAAATAATATAGTAAAAGATAAATCACCAATGCATAGATCAAAATCAAATCCAAATAATAATTATATAGAAATAGCAAATACAATATTAGAAAGAATATTAACATTAGATACTGATTTTATTTTACCTGAACAATTTAATCCAAATACAAATGAATTTATCTCTGCAAAAAAATTAACATGGAATTATTCTGAACTATATGTATTGATTAAATTATTGAATTATTAAAAAAATTTGATTTTTTATATTAAATTTATAATAAAAGAAAAAACAGTATTATTTATTCATTATGATTCTAAATATTACAATGAATATTTATGGTTTATTAAATAATATTTATAAAATTTTTCAATTTATAATAAATAATATTAGATATTATATTAATACTGAAACAATATACAGTATATTTAATAAACATATTATCAATGTTTATACAAAAAAACACAATGAATTCATCCTTAAAAAAAATAAAAATTACAAAATAAAAGTTGGTTTATTAACAAATGAAATACCTCCAATTGTTTATGGTGGTGTAGCAACTTGGATTGTAAATTTTATTAAAATGTTTAAAAATGATGAACATATTGAAGTTATTCCTATTTTCCTAGCACATCAAGATGAATTACCCAAAGAATGTTTAAAACAATATCCAAATATTAGAGTAATTGAAAATAAAGATGATATGCTTGAAATATTCAAAGATATTGATATATGTATTAATAATTTATGGGTTGCTTTAGATTATATTTCACATTTAAAATATATTTATCCTAAATTAAATATTATTACTGTTTGTCATTCATTGATTAGAATGGAAAATATTACAAATCTTGGTTCATGTTATACAAACAATTTTAATCAACAAGAAATTACATTTAAAGAGTCTGATTATGTTGTATTAATTAGTAATGCAGAAGAAAAATATTATAATTTATTTGGATATAATTTATTTGATACAAAAACATGTGTAATTTATAATAGTTATGAACCAAAATATGATGATATTATGTTAAATATTAATTATGATTCTGATGATATTGGATATATTGGTAGACATGTACCAAGAAAAAGACCAGAACTACCAATCAAGGCTGTTACTTTACTAAATAGAATTGATATTAATGTTGTAAATATGGGTGTTGATTATGATAAATATGATAATGAATATTGGAGGATATTAGAAAAAAAATATGAAAACCAATTAAATATTATTCCATTTACAAGTGATAAGAAAATTAAAGAAAAATATTGGGAAACAGTTGGTATTAATTGTATTACTGGAATTTATGAACCGTTTGGATATACTATTTGTGAAGCATTAGATAGAAGAATTCCTATTATTGTATCTGATATTGATGGTCCTAAAGAAATTATTGATGAAGTTAAAGATAAAGTTTATACATACAAAGTAGATACAGAAAATTATGATAATGATATCATTAATTTTTCTACAACATTAAAAGATATGTGGTCTATATCTCCCGAAGAAAGAAAAAAGAGAGCAATTTATGCTAGAAAATGTTTAGATAAATTACGACCAGAAGTAATCAAAGATGAATGGAAAGAATTAATATATAGTATTATTTAATATTTAAAACGCCTAATTTTAATAAAATGTCTAAAATTGGTAAAGAATTATTTAAATCATCTATTTTTCTTTTTAATTGATTTTTTTCTTTTTAATTGATTTTTTCTTTTTAATTGATTTTTTCTTTTTAATTGATTTTTTCTTTTTAATTGATTTTTTCTTTTTAATTGATTTTTTCTTTTTATTTTATTTT